AGGCAGATACCGAGGAACAGGATTCCTATCTGGACGAGGGGGAGGGTGACGAGGAAGAATCTGACGATAGTGGTGGTGACGACAACGAAGAGGGTGACGAAGAAGACGATGATGTGCCGTTTTGAGGGCTGAGGACTAGGTATGTCCGCGAGCAGTGAAACAGGGTTGGTGATGAACGCCACGGAAGGCGTATCCCTTACTCTGCGAAAAAGCGCAAAGGTAGGGCTAGCGGATGCCCTTATCTTCTTTGTAAGCTTTATGTGCGTATATGAGATAGAACATAGTCAAATACGCAGGGTGGTTAGGGAGCTGGTTCGTCATGATGGTAAAGATTATGTAGTAACTTTGAGCTTGGAGGAATCAGACTGATGCTAAAGCGCTACAGCGGGGGAGGGTAGTATGAGTCGGGAAGCCTTTTTGTACCTACGGAATGCCTTATGGAAGCTAGACGGTAGGATGCGTAAATCCTTAGGTTGCAGAAAGGATGAGTGGGGGAGTGATTATTTTGAAAGCGACTCTCATATAGTTTATATGAACAGCTACTTTATGTTTATAGCAAGCCTATCGACAGACCGAATAGGACCGGTGGTTATGGACTTTGAACCTAGTGTAGACCTAAAGATGGATAAAGTATATAAAGCGAACGGCTGGGTAGAAAGCTTGGCAAGTCAGCCTGTATTCAATAACCATACCGCCAAAGCTACTAAAAGATATATTGAGGGATTGAAAAATGCCATAAGTAAGGGAGATAACATTGTCAACTTTACTGAAGGTCTTACGTGTTATACTCATATCCGGGACAATATGGTAATTCTGAAGTTAGGGGATGATCTTCAGGTTCCTTGTCGACTTGACTTTTTCAAGGACGTTGCTTGTTTCTGGGGAGAGCTTGAAGAGGAAGTAAATCTGCTAAGAAACAGGTTGCTTCAAAGATTCAGGGTAAGGTGTACAGGTTCTCAGCACAAAAACATGGGTAGCACAAGCTGCATGAGCTGTCTATATCTGTGGTCAGACAACCTTACCTTTGACCGCGAGGGGTGGAATGTGCAATATGAACAAATTAGCATGGAAGTACCCAACATTGGAATGTTCTCGGTGCTCGCTGGGCTGAGAAAGTAGTCAATTATGAGAAAATGATGAAATTCGTTTTTCTGGGTTGACTGCGCAATCAGGTGAGCTAAAATACCGGTGTAAGGTAAAAGAGCAACGCATGCCTAGGAGCTAGCTATGGTGACCGAGTATAGGTACTATGACTACATGGTCAATATGTACGGCAGCAATAAAGTCTTCTCGGAAAGATTATGCGCAGTCTGCGGTAACTATACTTGGGAGGAAAAGGCGAGCAGTGTTAGGACGTGGGTTGAGACATATCTTAGCAATTATACTACTGTAAAAAACATATTCCTAAAGTTTCTAGCCTTGTTGGAGGACAAGCTAAGTAAGCGGTCTAAGGATAGAACCTATAACATGCAAGTTAGTGATAAGTCTATCTCCGTATGTCTGGAATCTGCCGGTAGATTGGGATATGAGATTAGTATCTCAATAAAATACGACAGTAACATACTAGTCTGCGTAAGTAGTCCTAAAGGAATGGTACAGGAGCGGTTCGGCTGGCTTTTTACACCTGAAAAAAGGGAGGAAAGGTTCTGGTCTAAGATGGAGGAGCTGATCAAGGGCGCCGAGGAGGCATGATATGCGCAGAACGCACAAGGTTGCTGGTGGTGTAAGGTTCCCTATAGGAGATAGTCGATACAAAGATACTAAGGAAGGCGGCATGTTTGTCCGTCTTTTTGTGGTACCAGACGAGTTTGAATCTTACGATGTAGGTATATGTGGAGCTAAGGATTGTTACCAGTTTTGCGGGGAGGTGTATGTCGGATCAGATACTGGAAGGTGTGTCGAGTACTTCTTCCCTGGTATAAACGAAGACTGGGAAAGCTGGGAGGATTACAGAAAGTATCTAAGTATAAGACTGCTAGCTAACATATGGCTGGGCGACACTGGCTGGTCAGGTTACAATGAACAAGAGGAGAGATACTTTACAGCAACATACGATGACCTTACTGATGACTGCAAGAGGCTATATGATACGCTAAAACATGTATATGACGGACTGGGAAGCTTACATATCGTAACATTCCTGGATACGTAATGTCCGGTAGCTCAACAGGCGAGAGCGTCGGCCTTATAAGCCGAAGGTTCTGGGTTCGAGTCCCAGCCGGACTAGTAGGTAATGTGAAGATTTGGTGAATGCGTTGTGGTGAGGGTAGTAGATGAACAGCTTCCTAGTGGTCAAAGAGGGAGCGGGGAGAGGCGAGCCTTATTTTCTGGACGTAGTGGGTCGTCTTTGGCTAGATGAGCTGGGGAGGTGGAGTTTTGCGTACAGGGAGGGTTATGATGAGGTTATTCTTCCCTTTTACGACAATGGGAAGGACAGGTTGAAGTATGTTAGGAGTGACGGCAGTTTATTTCCCAGCTTTGTCCCGGCGGTTTATGGTAGGGGCTGGGATGATGTTAGTAAGGCGTACAGGGAGTGTGGTGGCAAGCTAGGTAGTGACGGTAGGGAGGTGGAGAGGGAGTTTGAAAGCTTTATGCTAGAGACATTCAAGGGTCGGAGCCGGTATAGTAAGGCTTGTTTGCACGTGGTTCCTGAGTTTAGTCGTTATGTGGGTCACGTATTGACTTGGAGGTTATATGCTGACGTAGTTAGGGAGGAGAGTTTTGATAGTGTTACGGGCAGGGGGAAGTGTTTGCCGGAGGTGGGTGATTGTGTGGAGGTGCGGCCGGAGGGGTGTTGTGCTATTTGGGTGAGGGGTGGGGGAGCGGTGGGTATATTTGGTATGTTGGAGAGGTGGGTATATTGTCGTAGCTGGGCTGCTGGAGGGGTGCGCGTTCGTTATCGGCGGTTTACTGGTGTGTCTTATGGGAGGCTAGGTGTTTTGTGGGAGTGGAGGGTGTGTGTGGAGCGGATGGAGGGTTTACTGAGTTGTAATTTTCCTTGGGACAGGGAGGTGGCGGTGGTATGAACAGTTTTTTGGTGGTGAGGGAGGTGGAGGGAGTTGCTGGAGGGGCGCCGTTTGAGGTGGCGGGGTTATTGGAGAGGGCGGTACCGGATCGTTTTTGGACGTTTGTTTATTCGGCCAAGTATAAGGGACCGCCTATCCCGCCGTTTTCGGATAGGAGCAAGGGGTACATGACCACATTCGGGTCTTTTCCGGTGTTTGGGGTCAATTTACGTAGTGATACTGGTCCGGTTATGAGAGCATGGTTATTTTCACCGATGTCTAGCTGTTCAGCGGGGAGGGGGGAAATATGAAGAAATGATGAAAATGGAATTTTCCTGTTGACTTCTCGCCCGCTAGGAGGTAAGATACTAGTGAGGATGATGGAGGAAGGGAATCCGGAGCTAAATCAAGGTAAAGTAAAGTAAAGTCTAGGAGGTAGCTATGGTCCGCATCGAGCTGCGTAAGGGGCGGGAGCTGGTGAATGATGTGACTGTGTTTACGATCCCGCTTAGCATGGTAGACCGGATCGTCAAGGCAATGAATCAGTTGCATCCTGTGGTTACGAAGTGGAGCTATATCCGTAAAGCTGCATGGAAGGCTGGGAATCGCGGTGAGGATGTGGTGCGGATTTACGAGTACGGTTATATGGCAAAGTTGATCGAGAAGGCGGTGAAGGCTACCGTACCTTATACGAAGGTTGAGGTATGATAGGGTAGCAATACCGGCGGTGAACGTCAGATAACTGGGAGGCGAGCTTACCTAGCTAGGCTAGCCTCCCTTACCTATCCTGACCTAAGTATGGAGGACAACGTCATGATGCACAACAGCGAGTTTTATGGTGATCCGAATATTTACAGGCTGCTGGGCGACTACTGTATGTTCGATACTGAGGCGTATCGCATGTGGGAAGAGAGCGTGATTGAGTCAGAGCGGTATAGTGACCAGCCGCTTGACTTGTGTTTGGACTGGGACGGTGTGGTATGGGACAATTGGGGCGAGTCTCACCTAGATATGGAGGGCTGATCTATGGAACCTTGGAGGCAAGTCTGGCGAGAGGGAATTGCTCCAGAGTTATCGACTACGGCGCTGGAAGCGTTGTATTACGGACTGGAGAACGATGATCCGAGCCTACAGCAGGGTTCTACGACTACTCCGCCTCCGTTATTATCCCTGATGGATCGTGAGGTGGAAGCGGCTTGTGCGATAGGTTATTGCGGCTGGAGAGGTCATAGGTTGACGAAGGTGGGCGAAGTGGAGGAATATTTTGCAAACGTGTGTGCGGGAGCTGATCTAAGGTTAGGGAGTCCGTATGCATGCAAGGTGTTTCTGGCATGGTTCGATACGACCCCAAGGGACGTTATGCGTAGGGAGCTGAAGGCTGAAGTGGAACTAGCCTTACGGAAGCGGCGGAACGAGGAAGTATGAAAAAATGATGAAAATGGAAAAATGGAGTTGACTTCCTACCTACTAAGAGGTAATATACTGGTGAGGACGAGGGAGAGGAAGCAAGGAAGCGAAGGCAGACAGACAGACAAAGCATACCTAAACGAGGAGGCGAAACAATGATGGCAACGGCAGCGGCAACGGCAACGGTTATCTGGACAGTCTCCAAAGTGAAGACTAAGGACAACAAGGTAGTCCGCACACACTACTTTGAAAACATCGACGAGGGATTGATCAAGTTGCTGGAGAAGAAGGGAATCATCAGCAAGCTACCGAAGAAACTGCGCACAAACACACTGGTAGTGGCCGACAAAACAGCAGCGTTGATCAACCGAGAGCTAATCGATAACGGTGTGCTAGTAGAAGTCAAAGAGGTGGAAGAGTAAGACAGCCCAACGCACCCTCAACCTGTATGGAGGCTTACCTATGGTCAACACAGAAAGCATCAGCCTAGCACTGCCGATTGACGGCTGTCCAGAAAACACACTGAAGCTAGCCAAAGTACTGCTCGGATTATCAATAAAAGATAAAAACTGGATAAAAGAATGCGCATGCGCAGCAGCCTTCCTACACCTAGCAACAGTAGGCATAGCAAAAGCAAAGGTGACCGTCTACACCACAAGCTTCGCCTACGAAATACGCCTACAAAACGGAATCATACTAAGCGGACTGGTACAAAAAGGTGACGACATCATACAACGAATACGCCAACACCTAACCGAAACTAAAATAGCAAGCTAAATACCTACCCACCCCGCCTCCTCACCTACCCAACAAAGATGCGAAAAGTTGGGAAAAGTGGGGAGCACGACCGCCTTGCGGCGGCTTCGCCTTACAAACTACCAGCTCATAAGGAGGAGAATATGCGGATAGAGGGATATTTGGCTACAACAAAAGAAACAGACCTAGGAAAGTCTCAATCACTAGATAAAATATGGACGAAAGGGCGGCAAGATAAGGTGGCTGCCAAGGTACTGCTATGCGAAATAGCGGCGTTGTTTGAAAAGATAGGGCTTATAAACCCTGATAAGATAGAAGTTATTGAGCCAGCTAACGTAAATGAAACTGGAGACTTGTTAGTAGTGTACAAGGAAGGTAACAAGGTTATAAAAATCTCAAGTAATGAAGAAAACAGCGAGTGTTACGTAGTTATTACCGTAAATAATGGGAAAGATAAATGCGTATTGTTCGGATTTAGAGTGGCAAGCGGCGAAATTGTACCGCTGGTATGCGAAAATAGATAGTCGGCTTACCTACCAATAATAGCAGACTTCGATTCCCCCTCTCTCTGAGGGTGGGTCATGTATTCTATTTAGCTAAGACGCAAATCGGTATGTAAGCTGGGGCGCGGGTAGATAAAGGTTAGACGAAGATAGTCAAATGGAAGTTTACAAGACTACTATCGAACATTTGGCGGCTTTACTCGGCTTATATCCTGAGTTGGCTAACTACGGCCGGCTTTATGAGCTTACAGACGAAGATGATGATGATGATGACGGCGGCGGTAAATCGGCGGCGGCGAGTAAGGTAACCGGATTTAGGTGTGAGTACGTAAATAAGCTAACAAATAACGAAAATGGAGAGGAAGAAACTATATATACTGAGCTAACTGTTAGGAAGGTAAAAGAGGAAAATAAGATAGTCATGGAGCTTTATAAGATAAAAGGTGATAAGGTTATAAGCGAAATAAAGATAAGTCTAGCTAAAAAGTAAGATAAGGTAAGGTAAGGTAAGATAAGGTAAGATAGGATAATATAAGATGACGTAAGATAGTATAAGGCAAAGAAAGTGAGGTAAGATAGGATAAGGTAAGGTAAGGCGAGATAACGTAAGATAACGTAAAGTAAGGTAGATATACTTAGTAAGCTAGACAAATATAACGTAATAGTTAGGATAATTAGGTATGATCGACGCAATAAATTACCTCGACCCAACCTCACCTCCTCATAACTTAGTATGTCTAGGTAAGCCGGTGTTTTGGAGAAAATCTCGCCGACCAAACAGTTTTTCACCAAATCTTCACAATTCACTGTCGGAAAATCCTACATGCCGTTTTTCCCGTCTAATTCGCTTTATAATCGATTTTCCTGCTCAAGGTATATCCCAATACTCCCTGGACCGTTTTCCAGCCCACCTACTAAACTCTGCCTAACCCAGTAAGCGATCAGTCAGGCGATAAAGGAGCAAAGGAGGGTGAACCATGAAGGCTATCAGTCCGCTGGAAGTTTTGTCTGATTACGTTTTGCATAGTCGATACCTAAACTACCTTGACTGGGAAAATACGGTAAAAGAACTTTTCGATATTCATCGTGAATATATAGGAAAAGAATACTTCTCCCAATTTGATCGTCAAGCTGTTGTGTCTAAGGTAGTTTTCCCTTCTATGCGTTCTATTCAGTACCTACGTGGATTCCTATCGAAGAATACCAGAATGTATAACTGCGTAGGTATGATAGCTGACCATCCTAGATTGTTCCGAATAGCTCCGTTCCTACTACTTTCCGGTTGTGGAGTAGGAGTAAATATACTTCCTGAATACGTTGAAAAGCTTCCTAGGATAAAGGAACGTGATCCTAGACTGGTGAAAACGTTTAGGATAGAAGACGATATATTGGGATGGTCAGATTCCATTATGGAGCTTTTCAACTCCTACGTTTACGGTTACACTGTCCAATTCGACTATTCCCAGGTTGAGGCTGGTAAAGGGACCTTGTTACGATCCTGTGGTAGGCCACACCCAGGTTCCGAACCTCTTCGTAAGATACACCGTGACCTGGAGGATTTTCTAGATAGTAAGGTCAATTCTCGTAGCTTTACTATCCGACCTATTGACGTATTTGACTTTATTTGCATAGCTAGTCAGGGAATAGTCTCCTCCGGTGTTCGTCGTTCCGCCCTTATATTCGTTTTCGACAAAGATGATGATGATATGAAAAACGCTAAGGTAGGTGAATGGTGGAGAAAGCATCCCCATCGTGCTATGGCAAACATCAGTATGGTTATAGAGCCTGAGTGTAGGAAAGACTTCTTCACAAACAGATTCAACTTCGATGAATATATCGAATACGGCGAACCTGGAATAATCCTGATCAAACGGAACCAGGTTGTAAACCCTTGTGCAGAGGTTGTGTTTGAGCCTTGGATTAACGGTTGTGAGTATTCCTGCTTCCAATTTTGCAACTTGGTGGAAATAAACTTAGCTAAGGTAACTAACCGTAACTGGCAAGAGGTATGTATGCTGGCTTGGGAGCTTGCAAAGATACAATCGTTCTACGACAACTTTATTGTGGGTGATGACCGTGACCTTGTTCTACATCGTAGGGATAGATTGCTAGGAGTTTCACTAACCGGAGTAATGACCGCTTCTCCTGATCAGGTTAGACTTATACCTAAGATGGCGGACTACTTATACAAATGTGACCTAAAACTTTCCGGTCCACTGTTTGGTGTATCTCCTTCCTCCCGGATAACTGTTGTAAAACCGAGTGGAACTGTTTCTCTTGTTGCCGGTGTTTCAGCAGGCGCTCATCCGTGGTACGCTAAGACATACTGGCGAAACGTCCGAGAGAAGAATCCCATATTTTGGGAGTGGTATGCCAAGGTGTTCGGAATTGAGCCACATGTTGATCCGTTCGACAACTCTTCCCGTGTTTTGAGTTTTCCTATAACCGCTCCAGACGGTAGCGTAACATGGCAAGATGATGATGCGGTACAAAAGTTTCTGAATACGGTAATCTACCTTACAGATAACTGGATTCCATTCACTAATTCAGGTTTTACAAACTCCGTATCCGGTACTTGCGTTATACGTAATAGCAGTGATATTGACTTAGTGAAAAGCTTTTATCGTAACAGAGCTACATCAGGACTTAGGTTACCAGTAGGTATGACCTTCCTAGCTTACTCCAACGGTTATCGCCTAGCTCCATTCGAGCCTGTTAGTGCGGATGATCCGGTATTTGCTAGTGCGTCGGAAAGCGTTGCCGAGAGGTATGTAAAGCCGCCGATAATCAATTCTGGGAAAACTGGGCTTGACCTGTACGCTGACAATGCTAAAATGAACATTGCCGATACCGAGTCCGCCTTTTGTGACGGCGAGTACTGCGTGATCAAATAGGTGATTGACCTATGACTGTCGGTAAACATAGGGATATTGAGAAGTTTATTTTGAGTAACGAGAATGTTATAGTCATAGGGGAGTCTCCTTGTTATGTTTACAATAAGCAAGTTTTCCCGCTTGACGAACATAGGTTATTAGGAATACTACCATTTAGAGCTAGCCTATGTGATTGTAAGATAGCCTTAGCTAGTATGGAAGCTAGGATAAGGAAAAGGGTTAGCTCGATATTGGAGGCTCCTCTAATCGAGATAGATGACGATTACAATTATAAAGTTGTAAAAGGTAGATGTGGTAAGGTATATTGTATATTTGATTATTCGGACTTCAATTTTGTTGACAAACTATCGCCTGTTCAGGTGAGGGAGGAGATAGACCGGTTTATAAATTACCTTAGTTTCAGTTTTGAAGAGGAAGGCGATATTTCGACATTCCTATCTGCTATTATGTCAACCTTCCTTTACTCTGATACCTATACAATACCGTTATTCTTATTTACCGCCAATTCTCCAGGATCAGGAAAGACATACCTATCACAGATAATAGGTACCCTTTTATTGGGACGCCTACCTTCTGTTTACCACATTCCTAGCGGTGATGATGAGATACGTAAAGCGGTAACGTCAGTTGTTTTGACTGGTGTACCTTACTTGGTTTTAGATAACGTTTATAGCCTGAAAACTCCCGTTCTAGATTCACTAGCGACATCTAGAGTTTATAGTGACCGTGTATTAGGTAAAAGCAAGTTTATTAGAATAGAAACATTTTTGCAGATAGTAATCACGGGTAATAACGTTAGTGTGTCGTCAGACACTGCTAGGAGACTTGTAGGTATACATCTTACCAATAAAAAAGATAAGTATAATTGTGACAACTTACTATCAGAGATAATGAAACGTCGTCGTCCTATACTTAGGAAGCTGTTCTCCTGGTTCATTAGCTTCTTCAGACAAGGCAGAGATATGATAAGATCAGTTGATCCACAATTCCCCAGCTTCGAGATATGGTACAAAGTCTTCACATCATTTTGTAACTGGGTCGGGTTACCAAGTCCTATAATAACACAAAAGCGGATTCTGGAAAGGTATGAGTCAGAAAACATGCAGCTTTCGTCTCTATTATATAGCTGGCCCGAAGGTAAAGCTATGTCAGCCGTAGAGCTTTTGGAATATGCTGGACTATCTGGTACTAACCGGTTTAGTATATTCCCGAACAGGGACGAGTCTGATGGTGATAGCAAGGAGAATCTTAGGCAAGCGTTGCTAACTATTTTTCCTAAGCCGACGCCTTCATTAGTCGAATCCCGTCTAAACTATTGGCAGGGTCGAATAGTGGAGGGTAGAATGCTAAAGCCGGATCGTAGAGGAGGGGTAAAAAGATGGAAGGTAGTAGCCATAACATAAACTGTAAGGCGGAAGAAGTGCATAATCTTTGGATTGAGTTGTTTTCTATGCGCAAAGCTTTTATGGAAAAGTACGGATATAGTGTAAAGGATAATGAGCTTGTTCAGTACAGTATAGGTAAACTACCCAAGGTGTTGAAGGATAAAAAAGGTAAATATGATAAAAAGTTTTCAAATATAGTAAGTAGATTAGTCGAAATATACTTTCCGTTTATTTGGAAAGTTTTCGTAAAACAAAAATGTGTTTCGTTTATAAAATGGGTAGGTAGGGATGATATAGAAAACTTAGCTATGCATGTTGTATGGAGAGCGGTTCTTAGATATGATTACTATGCTATAAAAAAAGATAGGGTGATTACTTTTATAAAGTATGCCGGTAATTCTACTTTCCTATGCCGTGAGATACTGCAATTTGCTGAGCGCTATAAGTCAATTAGTTTAGATAGTGTGTCCGATACTTGGCAAGATATGTTTAGCTATGATGATGACGAAGGTGATGAGGATAACGGAATGTTAGGGGATTTGTTTGAGGACGAGATATAGGAGGCAGCAATGGGAGTAACCAAGCTGTTGACCGCTAAGGAAGCTGAAAACAAGATTGCTAACTTTTCGGACCGCGGTGATGGTAAATACTTTTGTTCTATAGACCTGGAAACTACTGGGCTTGACTATGAGAAGGATAACATACGTTTACTATCATTCTGCATTGCTTCACCTTTGAAAGGGATAATATGCGAAGGAGTTGTAGACTGTTTTGAGAACTCACATGAGAACGTAGAATCCTTATTGTATAAAGTAGTAAATAGCGACCTCTTTATCGTAGGCCATAACCTAGCTTTCGACCTAAGATTTATAACAAACTACCTAAAGTTACCAAATCACAAGATTGTTAGACTTCTAGAGAAAAGCTTTTGTACGTATCTTACTTACCTAAACTTTACTTTAGGCACAGGTTCTCGTTACGAAGCCGGACTACTTGACGTATGTAGCAGATATGGTATATGTACCGCTACTGATGAGAACGTCCGTGCAAAGCGTAAGATGCAGGCCTCGGACTGGACGGGTAAACTGACCGATGAGCAGATAGAGTACTCCTTGAATGATTCTCGGTTAGTAGCCCAATTATGCCTTACAAAGCCGTTTAGTGAGTTGTTATGGGATAGGATGGAGGGTGTTAGTCCCCACGCTCTCCTCAATAAGATTGACATATACTCCCAGTTTATCCTGAGTGGTGAAAAGATTTATGTTGACGTTGAAAGGGCGGAGACATTGCGGGGAGAGTTTAGTCTGCTGAAGTATGACATAGAGGATAAGCTGACCAGCTACGTCGGTGGTGATATGTTTGGGTTACCTAGCGTAAACCTAAACTCACCACAAGTGTTACGTAAAATACTAAAAAACGATTTTGGGGTGGAGACGAAGCATACGGATGAGCTGAATCTGAAAAGGATAGCCGCCGCTAATGCCGACTTCTCCGAGCTATGTCAGTTTATAAACCTGGTACTTGACTACCGTGAAATAGGCAAGCTAATAACGTTCTTCGAGGGATTCGAGGAGGGATTTATACGTCCATCATGGAATGTATTGGGAGCGGATTCCGGTAGAATAACCTGTAGTAAGCCAAACATACAACAGTATCCCAAAAAGACTAGGGCGGTATTTAGACCGAGGAAGGGATGTAAGTTTATAAAAGCGGACTACTCCCAGATGGAGCTACGCCTCGCAGCTTGGGTAACAGGCGATACTAAGATGTGTAGAGCCTTTGCTAATGACATAGACGTACATGCGCAGACCGCTGAAGCTGTGTTTGGGAAAAAATGGACACCTGAGCACAGACAGATAGCGAAGAGCATGAACTTTGGTTTGATTTACGGAATGGGACCGGTCAAGTTGAAGGACTACCTTCTATTGTCTGGTGTAAACGTCAGCCTTGAGGAAAGCTCTGCGTTGCGTGACAAGTTTATGCGAGTATATTCCGGTTTGTATGCGTGGAACAATTACCTTGCTTCCAAAGTGGATAGCATAAACAAGATTGTAGCTAAAACAGAGGAGTCTAAAAGATCAGAGATAGTTACGTCCGTCCCTAACGCTTTAGGTCGTACTAGGAGTTGGCTAGGTTATGTAGGCTTTTCCGAGCTGGTAAACCATCCTATTCAGAGTCTTGGAGCGGATATTATAAAGATAGCCATGATGTATCTTTACAGTGAGTTGGGCAAGTATGGTGGTCGAATTGTAGCCAGCATCCATGATGAGCTTTTGGTGGAATGTCCTGAAGAATCCGCTACGCAAGTAGAGAAGCTTGTGAGAGAATCTATGTTATTACCGGAGAAGGTGGTAATGGATTGCGTTAGCAAGTTTAGAACGGATTACAACGTTTATGATAAGTATGGTAAGGCTCGACCGATTCATCTAAGGGTGGATTCCAAGGTAACTGATCACTGGGAATGACCTCTTTCATATATAAAAACGTCCACCTTCATCATATCGTCTTTTAGAGATCGATCAAGCTCCCAGTCTAGGTGTACTGCGAAGTATCTATCGTTTATCCCTAGAATGGATTCTAGGAAGTCACATAGACCGTCTATTACGTTTACGGGGTCCTTCTTATAGTCTCGTCTAATATACTTCACCTTTACTAGTACATAGTAAGGCTTATTCAACAACCTTGGCGGCTTCACCTGCTCATACAGCTCCCTAGTCCAAACTTTTATAGTCTTTACATATTGTGGGTTATTGAATACCCTTCCCCGTCCAAAGCGCCACCTTCTATTCTTCGACGCACCTTTTGTGACGGACAGAGTGAAGCTAATTTTGTCGACTAGCATGAGATTGTCAGCTTCCATCTCCCCTTCCCCAAGTACCAGGAATCAACATTTGCTACTACATCTTTCCCAGTAACATCTTTATTACTGATTATGTTTACTTGTATATCATTAGCTTTTATTTTGTTTAGATAAAACCTGTCTGTTATTTTATAAACAGGAAGCATTGAAGGTATCTTTATCTTTGGTTTTACTATATACGGTTCTATAGAGTAAAACTTTTTACAGTAGTCAATCACTTCACCTATGTTGCTATAAACTATTGAACCGTCTTCTTCTACAGATTCCTTTACTATAAAGTTGTTTATATCTAACTGTTCCAATACTTCAATTACTTCTGTTATTTTCTTATTGCCTATAATTCTTCCACCCATTGCGAATTGGTGTCCGTTTATCTCTATTACTTCCTTTATCTTTTCCTTTACTTTTGTTAGATCAATGAATCTAGAACGAACAGAAAGAGTTTTGCCATCTGTTGCGATTACCATACCTATTCTTTTTTCGGATATTTTAGAAGATGAAATAATAGATACCACAGGAAGGTGTTTAGGGTCCAATATATAAACGTCTATGTTATTGCGTAACACTACCTTTTTGCAGGATGTCAACGCTTCAGCTATCATACTTCTTTTTATCGCATTGTACGCTTTCATTCCCTCAATGTCGTATGCTAATATCTTAGGTATCCCTTCCTCCATCTTGCCTAATCTACCTATAGCACTAATCCATGGTGAGATAGTGTACCGTATTCCAGACGGCGATGGATCGTAACCGCATAGCTTTAGATCATACTTACTTAGCATGTCCAGTCTCAAATAATACCTAAGCATCTGCCAGGTTAGCAGGTTAGGTTGTGTGAAGTCTGATATTGATCCGACGAGTAGTAAAAAATCTGGAGAGATTTTGTATAGGTCATCTACGTTGTAAAGGAAGGTATTTATTATAGAGGAGGAGCAGTCTGTTATTCCGTATAATATGGGATTCACAATGCTTTCCGGTATTTGTGATTCATCTAGTTTTTCCAGGCTCTTAGGAAGGTGATGGTCAAATACGATAACGTTATCATTCTTACTTTGCAACGCATAATCAGTCCCGTTGTCTACTAAGATTACGAGTCCTGTTTTAGATAATTCATCTATCCTATTATAATCTAACTCGTATCCCTCATCCCTGCTACGACTTATTATACTAACCTTATTTGCTAAATGAGGTCGGAACTTTGTCAAACTTCTATATAGACCAACAATCCCACATATACCGTCAGTATCGCAGTCTCCAGTAATGATCACTTTGCCGTGCTCACTTCTCAACCTGTCCTGCACCTTATACCATAGGTTGTGGAACCTACTAAATATGAAGCTGGGATAGCTATTTTTGCTAACCTTCTCAAACAAGCCTTCGATTATGGAGTCTAAACTCATTCGTTCCCCCGGTGAGGATAGATTGGAAAAGCTAGGCGAATTGTTCGACCTAGCCTCTAGTAAGCTCTTTTCTTATCTAGTAGGTGAGGCGGACTTGACCGAGAAGCAGTTTTACCAGTTTGCAAAGCTTTTGGAGATATATCTGAAGAGTGTTCCCTATAGAAATAAAGTTACTAAGGAAGTCGAATCTCTGCAAGCCCAGATTGAAGAGGTAAAGTCTATTGTATACCAAAAATTGTCGAAAAAGATGAAAGAAGACGCCAATGTCAACGGGGAAAGTAAATAAAAAAGAGATCGAGGCATGCAAAAAACAGGTTGAGAAGGTATTACGGGACCTTGAGACCTTAGTAGTACCTAGTAATAGGTTTTCTGTAGAATGGATCAGAGAAAACTTTCCAGACTATACCTTCTTAGGTAGTCCCAGGTTCCACCATGTTTTGTGTGATAGGTTGAACTCATTATACTTTTCCGATGAAACTTACCTAGCTATCGCGGCTCCAAGAGGGTCGGCAAAAAGCGTTATAGCCAACCTAGCCTTTTCCGTATTTGCCGCTTTGTCGAAAAGCAAGTATATACTGATCATATCTGATTCTCAAATACTAGCTAATCAACATGTGTCCAATTTACGTCCGTATCTTTCTTTCTATTCTACACTAAATACGTCCAGAAAAATAAAGCTGGTAACCGGAACTCTTATTGAATCCGTCGGTACTGGGAGTAGGGTACGAGGTAAGAGAAACGGACGTTATAGACCTGACTTAGTTATAATAGACGACCCACAAAGCAATATAGACCTTGTTTCGGAGAGTGAGAGACGATACGCTTTAGAATGGCTCTATAGGGAAATACTTCCTATAGGAGGCCCTTACACTAAGTTTGTTTGTATAGGTACTACAATCCATAAAGATGCTATAATATCTAGATTAGTAGAATCCTGGCCGTCTGTTGTTTTCCCTGCTATTATAAGCTGGCCTAAAAACTTCCATCTCTGGGAAGAATACAGCAGAATGGCTCCCAATCTTAGAGAGGAGTTTTATCGCTATCATAAAGATGAGATGGAGGACGGTGCGGAGAGTATATGGCCGGAACGATGGAAAATAAAAGAGCTTATGGACCTTTATTTTACTTTGGGGAAAGATGCGTTCAATGCGGAATATCAGCAGATTCCAGGAATGGGAGTATTGGGATCGAACTGGGATGCTAATGTAATCTCCTCCATTATAAGGGATAATTTCGATATTTACTTGCAACCTTATAGGATACTAGCTATCGACCCAGCACAAGGTAGGACGGACAAGTCGGACTTCCAAGCTTACACCTTATTAGGATTTGGCAACGGTGACGATAAAGTTTATGTAATGTCGATATGTGAGAAGTCTCCTAACTGGCTCGATAGGATAGTAGAGCTAATCTATAAGTTTAGACCGGATTATACGATACTAGAGGAGAACGCTACTATGGGACTTCTGTTCAAAACGTTGAATGAAAAATTACAGAATAGCGGTTTAGATAGGACTAAAATAATAGGTCACGTATGGCATAGGCTACCTAAATCTATTAGAATACGTGACTATATAAATCCGTATATATTCTCTAATAAGCTGATTGTGCATAAAAGTAGTGAGGAGCTGATACGAGAGCTTTATTTCTGGCCGAACTCTGAACATGATGACGCATTAGACAGTCTGGCGTTGGCGTTATATCTCTATTCACAAATACCTACCAAGTAGTAGATAGGGAGGAGATAGACAGTATGACCCCTCTCGAAAACCTAATCAATATACCAATCTTACAAGATTCCCCGCAGTATTACGATTTTAGCGGGGTGACCTATCCTATTGACCGTGTTCTGGCTCGTCAATACGGACCTATCGGCTTTTGGTCAGAGCAGCAACTTTTCCAAGCTATCGCCTTTTCTCGGTTCCTGTGTGAGCGGAATCCGTTAGCTAATGGGTTCCTTGAGCAGTTGGTCAATTTTATCGGTCAGCCACAGGTTATGTGGACTATCCGAACAGGCTCAACGGCGAAGTATAAAAAAAAGTTACTGAAAAAGGTTGAGTCTCTTTGGAATATATTCGAGCAGTATAATAACCTTGGACCGCATATCGGACCTTATAGCAAGGCGGAAAACTGCCAGGATAGGGAGAAGGAGATTAGGAAGCGTATTATACGTGACGGCGAAGTCTTCATCCGCTTTTTCGTTGATCCTAATGCCTCTAAGGGAGAGGAGCTGATACTGCGTTTCGTTGAGCCTGAGCAAGTTAGATCGCCTGCTGATTCCTGGCATCCTAGCTATAATAAAGATGATTATGATTACTCTTTTGGTATAATTACTCCCATAGATGATCTGGAAACTGTAGAAGCGTATATTACATTTTATCCCCATACCAAAGAGAAGGATAAGCTTGAGTATGTGGATAAGGATTTTATAGTTTATCTAAAAGCTAATACGGATAGAACGATAAAGAGAGGACTACCGGATTTCATTCCTATAAACATAGACTTTACTATTCTGTGGGATGTTGTTCGTAACCTACAGCTAACCTCAAAGATACAAACAGGTGTGGTGTGGATCGAGAAGAACGATTACACTACCTTCGACCAAGTTATAGATATGATCCGGGAAAGGCCGTCAGTTACACCTTTCCAAACTCTCCCTACTCCCTCACCAGCCGGACCTAAGCATAAGATTCCTCCCGGAACCACAATAGAGACAGTAGGTAATAAAAGCTACGAACCCGGTCCTACGGTAAAAAGCGATGCGTATATAAAGGTGGTGGAGACTTGTTTGCGAACGATAGGATTCCGCTGGTCATATCCCGACTGGTTCACCGAAGGTTCTAAGAGCTTTGCTTCTACTATCGTTCTAGGCTCACCTTTCGTTCGTGCTGTTGAATCTCGCCAAAAAGAGTACGCTTTGTTCTTCTATCGTATATGCCGTACATTCCTAGATATGCATGTTCGACTGGGTAACCTTCCTCCTGAAGTCGTGAAGGTATTAGTACCACAAATAACGTTCCCGCCGATAGTTATTGCCGATGAAGGTAAACAGGTCGACATCTGGAAAAAAGAGGTGGAAGCCGGAGTGATGGATCCAATCGAATGGCTGCGTAAAAGAGGTCGTGACGTAAAGGGATTATACAGTAACTATAAACGGTGGTACAAGCTACAGAAAAAGCTAAAGGAGCTTGAATCTAAGCTTTCCGATAAAGGTGGTGAAAAGGAAGAAAAAGATAGTGAAAATTCCCAAGCTAGTAACGATGCCGGTAAATCATCGCCTCCTGGAAGTAGAGTATTTGAAAGTGTTTCCAATGTAAAGGAGGATTACTTATGTAAGGGAAAGGATAACCGTTGTTATGCTGGTAAAAGGCCTTGTAGGGATAGAGGTAAAGAGCCTTGTGATCAGGAGGGAAAAACTGATAGTGAAGGTAATATTTTAGATAAACCTTCATCGGATGAGGAATATAGTAAAGATAAACAAAAGGTTAGTAAACCTAAGCCCAGAGAACGAAGGAATCGGGGAAAAGGCGGAAGTAGCAAAGATAAAGATAAATCGGACACACAAAAGGATTATAGTGCCTCTCTTTCTGAAAGTATAAGCTACCTACAAAGTAACGGTTATATAAAGGAAACAGGCGCAAGCTGCTGATAGAGATAATTATGGAGGTAATCTAATATGCCTACTGATGATAAGGAAAATAAAGCAGTTTTAGGTTTAGCTAGCCTTATAAACTACGCAGGACATAAAGAAATACGCTTTTGTTCTGATGGTAAGGAGTATAAGTTTGAAAAGATTACGGAAAGCGATTCTGTTGTAGTAAATGATGTAGATAGAGAAGTGACCGACCCCAAAAAGAGGGAAGGTTTATTGAAGGGAAAGGTTTATGACAAGCTAGGTAAAGTACTTTCTGTTATTGCTTATTCAAATAAAGATAACATAGCTACCCACCTTTCCGAAATTGCACAAGGCAAGAAAAGTTTTGAAACTGTAGGAGAGCTAAACCGGGCCGTATTTTTCGCTATTGCAGGTAATCCGAAAACTGATAAAAACGGTGATCCGGTTCCTGCGGGCAAATCTAAGCATGATGAGGAAGAGATACTTAGATCGATAAATAAGTTATTTGAAGAGTCTGATGAAGGTAGTCATACCAAGGAAGTATATAAAAAGCTAAATGGAGCTATACAGGTTATCCTTCCACAAATTGAAAGCAAAGTTAGCGAGGAAGATATTATAGCTTACATGCGAATATCTACTCACAAGGATAGCCTAACCAACCTAAAAAACAAACTGTTTGAGAGGTTAGTTTTAGACGAAAACTCCTACCAATTCAGTACTAATAATTTTCCCGTAGTAGATTCCGTAACATTCCACGTGGAAAACGGTACACTACATGTATCTCTCGTATCGAATAAGGCAACAACGTCCAAGAATCGTATCCGCCACGGAGCTAACTCTAAAGCTACTCGATTCGCCGCTCAAAAACTGGAGGAAGGTATAGATAACATCTTGGGAGGTTACATTGGACTAAGTAGTGAGGAGCGGAGTAAGGTAAAGGAGCGTTTGGAAAAGGTTCTGAGTGAAACTAAATTATCTCCCAATTCTGACTGTAGTGATTGCTACATGGCTAACCTAAGTAAATTAGCTATGTATATAAAGGGTGAAGGCGTAGAGGGTGAACAGAAAGAAAATATGGAAAACCAGCTGAAACAATTGAGGGACATTTTGGGAGAGGAAGAATTCAATAGCTTCGTAGATAAAGTAAAAAGTATTCCGTCTGAACCTAAAGATGACTTCAACAAAGCGTTAGGTAAGATTACCGAAAAGTTTCTTGGCTATCATTTAGGTAAAAACTTGGAGCGCCTCAAGGAATACATACTTACAGGCGAAGGTAACACACCTACAGGTCCATTTGCATCCGAGATAGCTAGTATATTAGCAAAAGGTATTAGTAAAGTAGATGATAGTGTTAGAAAGGTTGAATCTACATATGTAGTAGCTGAGCACATTATACAAACAGTTGAAGGTGGTGAGAGTAAAGGTGACAATATACCTACTAAGGATGTAGGAGGGAAAAAGACGGCCTTACACAAAGAGGATTCATGGCTAAACGGGTACTCCTTCTCGATAGGTAACCCAGGAAAGGAAGCTGACCAGCCTTCTATGGGGAGTTATCGAAAGTCTGACCCTAAACGCGAAGGAGGAAAGCTAGTAGGACACGCAAATATAGCTGTAACGATAGATGAAAACGGTAACCCTACCTACTATCTAATAGAACACAAGGGTCGAACTGTTTCCTTTGAATATATAGATAAGGAAAACTTGGATTTTAGTAATTTGACCGCCGCCTCATTTAGCCTAATGAATAGGGAGCATTTTCCACCAAAGGAGGGTGAAAAATATAGCTTCAGCCACAACCTAACCGTTAGTAAAGAGGAAATAAAAGCCTTTTACAAACTACTTGGGAAAATGAAAGCTAAGATGAGAGGTAAGGAAAAATCAAGCAGGGGATAACATGGAAGTCGTTCACAAAGTAAACACTACTCCGACACCCGCGAACGAAGTAGATATTGTAGAGTTATATAACTTAGCTGTTGTGGGTACTCGGTCGAAAAACGGAGTTATTTATCCACAAAACGTTCTTCAGGACGCTGTTGGATTGTATGTCAACGCTCCCGTTTACATAGACCACAGTGATAAAGAAGTATTAGCTAAGAAGGTGGGGTGGATCATAAAAGCTTGGTGGGATCATAACTTAGGTCAAATACGAGCTGATATAGCAATAGTACGGTCACATCCGTTAGCCAACGTTATCCTCTGGGCTTACGAAAAAAAGCCGGATTATTGCGGTTTATCCCATGACGTTGAGGCGGAGGTTGAAGAGAGTAACGGTATAAAAATAGTAAAAAAGATAGTAAAAGTAAACTCAGTAGACTTTGTATCCAATCCTGCTACTACGACAAGCTTAGTGGAAAGTTACAACCGTAAAAAACAAAAAATGAAAGTAAACCTAAAGGAGGAATCTAACATGCGTGAGAGTTTGAAAAACTTACTAAGCAGCCTAATCGACGCCGCTCTTTCGGGTAAAATCGACCCGAATGAGCTGGTGAAAAAGCTGAAAACCGCCCTTGAACTGGCCAAAGGTTTAGACGAAACCGATACGGAAAACATTCAGGGTGAAGAGGACGAAGGGGGCGATGGTGGTGAAGAGTCCAAAGTTGAAGAGGAAGAGGACGAAGGTGGTGACGGTGGTGACGAAGTGGAAGAGTCTAGCGATGAGGAGGGAGAAGATGAGGAGCTAGCTGAAGAGGATGATGACGGTAGTGGTGACGGTGAGGATTCCGAAGAACTTGAGGAGGAAGAAGACGAAGGTGGTAGCGACAAGGAAGAAGACGAAAACGTAAAGGAAGCATATAAGAAGAATAAATATAAGAACTGTAAGCGTTGTAAGGAAAGCTATAATAAGGGTAAAGCTGGTAAGCAGGTGAATATCTACAAGTATATCCTCAAGGAGTCCGCAAAGCGGGGTATTGTCTTGCGTCCAGATCAGATATACCTACTGTCTAAGCTAAATGATACTAATGATGTAGATAAGATGATGAAATACTTTGTAAACAATAACCGTCCCAAAACAGCCAATAGAGTATTGAAGGAATCTAATAAGAAAACTCCGTTGTCGGAAGCTATTGAAGACATGGAACGCATTATCCGCGATATGAGACAACGTAAAGGGCTAACGTACTAACTAACCCTATATGTCAAATTGACCAATAAGGAGGAATAAAATGATCATCCCAGTTGTAAACCTTCCAGGCGCGGCATCTAGAAAAGACGTTACTTTCAGTCGTATTTTCGTAAACCCGGACAAGGTTGAGTACGTAAATAACTATGACTGGTTTCACGAAGCGGCGGTTGACGTACTAAATAGTCCCAACACCAAGACGCTTAGAGGCGGCCTAGTTGTTGGTTACCACAAAGACTTCGGAGCTTGGTTACCGCTCTTGTTACCGGTCAAAGCCGTTTCCGGTACTACGGTTACACTACATGGTCTATGGAAAGGTTACTTGACAGCTTTGTATAGCTCTAACTTCACAATCTCCACCTATGAGAATGACGCATCTAATCTGGTAGTTTCTATTAGCAATGTTACAGTAACTTATAGTAGCATCACAGAAAACGTGTCTCAAAATGAAACCAGCTTTACGGTATCCGGTACTGTGTACGACAAACTAGCAAGCTTGCAGATTCAAAAGTTTGGGCTTGTTACCGTTGTTCCTTACGAATCCGGTATCTTACTAAACGAGAATGCAAAAAGCCCGTTCTATCACGTACCTATTGCCGGTGTGGTTCTGAAGGAAGCCATAAAGCCGGTATATGAGAATAATGCTAAAAAGGAAGCGGCTTATAGACTGATCCGTTATTTGCGATCTCAAGGTCAAACAGAACTGTTTACTACCTATGACTTCTAATGAATAAGGAGGATAAAACATGCCATCTTACAGCGTGAGAGAGATTCTTTCCTGGGTACCGCTTACTAAAGCCGTTGAAGTCGTCAAGGGAGGTATTCCCTCCGTCCTTCCCCAGGAGTTTTTCACCTTGGAAGAAAAGGTGTCTGGACATACGGCTAGAATGATTGAATATAAAGGGACACGTAAAACAAGCCGGATCACTAACTATGGCTCCGTTGCTCGGTCTATGGAGCGTGTGGAGCTAGGATCGCGGGATATCGTTCTCTTGTCTACCAGAGAACAGATTCCGTTCCGTGACGAGCTTGTGTTTATCCTGCGCAACTGGGAACAGTATACTCCCCAGCAACATTTTGCAATGAGGGAGATTGCGTTCCAAGGCGAGCAGATGCGGTTACGTATGGAAAACTTGGAGATCGCCGCAACCTTGTCGTCCCTTGTTTACGGTAAAATCTACTTCGATAGTGATGGTAATTTGCTCCCAGACAACGTGGGTGCGAGCCTTGTAGTCGATCAAGGCGTTCCCCCCACAAACTTCCTTGCCGCATCTACGTTAGGCGGTTCATGGTCCAACACTAATACTAACATAGTCGATCAGATTACCACAATCAAAAAGAAAGCGATTCAAGCTTCCGGTTATCCGTTGAAGTATGCTATATACGGTCAGGATGCTGCCAAGCATATGGCTGTAAACGAGTCACTCCGTTACTTCTGGGCAAGACATCAGGATCACAACGATAGCTACCTTGATTCTGGTGTGATTCCGAAGAAATTCCTGGGACTTACTTGGGTTCCTGCGTATGAAGCGTTTTATGAGGACGCAACCGGTGTTGTACGAGAGCTGTTCCCAACGGACCGGATAGTCTTTACGCCGGAGATTACGGAGGCAACCTGGGCGTTTTATCGCGGCTCTGAGCTTGTGCCGACAACTCTAGGTATGTTTGGAGGTGCGGAGCAGGCGTTGAATTCCTTTGTTGAAGTGTTTGGTAGAGGGCGGTATGCGCGGGTGTACGACAACCCCGTACAGATAGTTGATATCGCATTTGACCACTTCCTACCTAGAATGAAGGTTCCAAACGCATACTTTGTACTGGATATCGATAGCTGATTCTAGGCGATAAGGAGGCGGTATGAAAGACGCACTAGACGCAATCAAAAAACTAGAAGCCGCTGGGTTCTCCAAGCCGAAGCTTGACTACCTAAAGGAATGGGTTCTCGCATATGCTGAGAAAAACAAAGAGGTTCCTAGTGTAAACCAGCTTATAGGGTACGTAGACACTAGTGACCGGTTTATAAACAAAAGTATTGTGAAGGAGATTCTATTCGACCTTCCCAAGCCGAAGGAGAAAACGTTTGAGGATGTAGTCCTGGAAAAAGCGGGGAAGCTTTCTGAATCCGAAGCCGATAAGGAAAAGGATGAGGATAAGTTAGATGCTGCCGAATAGCGAGGAAAGGTACGCCAGGGTAAAGGAGATGAGAGAGCGTCTGGAAAAGGCGCTCGATCAGTATCTCCTTATCCTGGCTGAGCTTGATTCGCTGCCTCCTGATCAGAGGGTGAGAACAGACTATAACGTTGGTGGGGTGAGCTTCTCCTGGAATGCGTATCGCAATAGTGTTATATCAGCTATACATTCAATCAAGGAATCTTTGGCTGTATTGCAAGCTATGTATCCCTACGAAGTGTATAAGGTATACTCCTGATGACCGCTCCACACGATTTTAGGCTAGTCGACCCATATTTGGACTTTACTCTAATACTGCCTTGGTATCCCGCAGAGCTGTATAGACCTAAGCCAGATAAAGGTACACCCATCTTTCTGGCGAATTGTAAGGTTGTATTGTCTCCGGGAGAGTATACGGAACAAAGCATAGGTGCGGTGTCTTGGGCATCATTATACGCTGCGGACGCTTTACTAGCTATTGAGGATACTAACAACGGAATCGTACCATTACAAAATGACATACTGAACATTGGGGTAGATGGAGTAAATGGCAGATGGGTACAGTTTGTTATTACTGTAGGAGCTTCCAACGTAAAACATAACATATATTCTATAAGAGTAGAATCCCTCAAAAGACCTATAGAAATTAGGGCACGTAGATACTAGTGAAAGGTAATAGTAACATGATCCCGCCAAAAGTTGCTAGATACGCTGCATATTCGTCGTTTATCGCTTTATTTATCGGTATATTTGTTACAGTTTCCATACTAGGTTTCACATTAGGTAGAGAGGACAAGGTTTATAACAGTCCTCTAGCCCATCATACCAAAAAGCCGTTAGTCGACCCAGCCGTTATTAGGGACGGCATCGTAGTCGAGATAATCTCTCATCCTAAAAAAGCTGGCGACCTACTTATAGCTAAGGCCGATCCTAGCTATAAGATTACTTGGTGTGATGATGATAGCGTACAGACTATAGGTATCAGTCCTAACGTAATCTATATTTACCTAGTAAAGAAAGCCGACGTAGATAAGACTAAAAGGTTGACTTTCTACGCTGCTAAAGATGACTTTACCATATTCCGTCATGTAGTCGATATAAAGATTGAAAAGGGAGACGAAAAAGGGCCGGATGATGATAAGGAAAAACCGGAGCCTCCCAAGCCTGAACCAAATAAGGATTATGTCAATCCAATCCATGCAACGGTTCGTATATACACTAATAGCGTAGGTTGTAGTGCTACTATTACGGAGTTTCAGACCAAAGATGGAGAAAGGTACTTATTCTCGGCTGCCCATTGCGGTCGAATTGGTACAAGGTTTTCGGTCGAACTTGCTCATTTACCTAATAAATATAAGTTTGAGGCGATTGTAGTTTCGGCAAACAATACGAACGACGGTGCTATTTTAGTTAGTAGGGGACTTGCTAAAGCTGGGTTCCCAATACCGTATGCCAAAGTAGCACGTAAGCTTCCTAATCCGGGAGACAAGGTATTCCACGCAGCATGGGGTGCGGATAAACCTGGGAACGTAGAGGAGGGTTGGGTTGAAGCTATAACCGCAAACCAACTTCAATATAAGCTAAATGTTTACTATGGTGATTCCGGTGGAGGTATATTCCTCAAGGAAACCGGTGAATTTCTATCCTCTGTCTGCTGTGGAGTTAAACCCGGCGCTTTTGCTACTATCTGGGGATGCAGAACCGAATGGTTTATATCACAGGTTGAAAAGCTTGGTAATAAAACTAACTTATGCAAAAAGTTTAGAGATATGCTGATAGAAAGATGCGTAAACGAAGTTGTAAATAGATATAAGATAGTAGTCCTACCGGAACATTTGGCTGATATTGACGAGGGTTCCGTCCGCATTTGGCTGAACCAGGTTGTGGACCGGTTTGGGAATGAGATAGATACAGTTATTGAGCTTTACGTAAACGAAAAGATAGATAATCATTATGAGGACTGGTACGCTCTTTACCACATCCTTAGAGAGGATGATGAGGAGCTGTTGAGGTTTATAATCGGATATATACCTAGAGTTATAGGTTTACCACTATGCTGCATTGGCGACAAAGCTTTATTGCACTAAACGATATAGGAGCGGTACTCACTGAAAAGCTATGCAACGTGGGCTACCGCTTCTTCCCTAATCAGGATGTGGTGATATATAAGGAACATGTAAACTGTAGTAACATAGACCTTTATATACTAGCATTCAGAAAGCTTTGGAGATATGTAGATAAGGAGATAAAGTTTTATCCTTACGCTGTAGACTACTTTGAAAATTACAATAAGATACTAATTATATCTCCTGAAGGCGGAAATACAGAGCGGTTTACTTTTTCTCACTGGCAGCTATCTCTAACCTTATCTATAAGCTACCTTATTAGGCTAGACAGCTTGAACATATACCGTCCTATAGGTTGGTTCCACGAGCTTGTTGCTGAGGCGGTAAAGGAATTATTGACCAGAAGAACGAACAATCTTATAGGAGTCGATATAGCTAACTTTTACCTACAAAATATAGAAGACCAGCATACCAACTGGCAAATTGAGGGTGCGGAGCTTACTACTAGGTTTTACATAGGTGACGTATGATAACCAAAGACAGTTTTATCTTGTCCCTAAACGGATTCATAAGTTTTTCCGCTGGACTGAAGACTACGAACGGTTACTCGTTTTCGATAGGTGAGAACAGCTTGGTAATTCCAACAGGTTTTACTTATAGCGCTACACCTAATACAAACGACCCAACCCGTATAAGTCGGTTTGCCGTTGTAAAGGTGAACCTAAACGCAGGAAACAGCGCTACTATTGACCTGACTTCGGTAAATGACGAAACATCCTGTAGTAGTACGAGTATGGGGTATGTGAAAGCGATAATCGCGTTCGTATCCGGTGGAGACGTTAGCAACCCTGAGTTTAGAGTTGGCGGAGGTTCCACAACCTTCGATGGGTGGGGATTGAATACAACCGCGTTTACTGTAAGTAGCTTGTTCCCATTTTGTATACTAGTCGGCAACTCGATCCAAGTAACTGGATCAAATAAAAACTTAGTGGTACAAAATCATACATCTGTAAATAAACAAATAACATTGCTAATACTAGGAGATTGATTATGCAGAATGTAAAAAGCTATCATCGTCTATTCTTCAGCGGCCTGGGTGGTGATGTAAAGGCTACGATGTATACTGGTGCATATCCGGCTCACACAACTGAGGTTCTGGATTACTCGACAGGTCAGCAAACATCAACGTTTTCTGGTAGATCGAGCCGACCTGGTACGAGATACGAAGGAACTACACGAATACTAGGGTTTATAAAAGAGTGGTCTATCGAAGTTACAGCGGAAATTATAGGTGCTGATACCTTTGGTAATAACGCCACTACTAACATGGAATACGGCGGCCTTATGGTATGGAAAGATAAGAGTATGTTAGGATTCCACGAAGCCAAGGTAGAGCTTACAGGTTACGCAATCCAAAGCCCTATTGACCCAACTAAACCGAACTATAAAGAGTATATACGTCTAGGTCATGCATACTGGCTAACCTTAGTATTCCGGCAAACAACAAATTCCGCAAATATGCCGGATATTGAAAGTTATGATAGGTTGATTGAAGTCGACGCTATATGTACAAGCGTTAGTTATAGCAACCCAACAAGCGAGCCGGTCGAATTCAAGGCGGAGTTTGAGGTTGTTGGTGGTGAGCTACCTAACGTAGTCTGGGATAGAATAGGAAACATCTAAGCAAAATAACCTACTAAAAAGGGGGAAAAGATAATGCTAGGTACAAGACAATACACCAACGTCTACTTTGCCGGAGTAGGCGGTTTTGTCACGGCCGGTACAACACACCTAGTCTACGTAAAGGAATGGAGCTTGGAAGCGAGTATTGAGCTAACCGAAGCCGATACGTTCTACAACGTGATGGACAGCTTTGGCAGAATATGGAAAAATAAAACCTTGTTGAACCTAGCTGAAGGTAAGGTAGAGCTTTCAGGCTACAGCTTTGCACTTGGTGAAGGAGTTGTGTTTGGTGGTCAATACTCTTTGATCTTGGGTATGTCCTCTAATGCTGTTAGTCGAAACTTCCAGATACCTAGTGCGATATGTACTAGCGTAAGCCACAGCTTAGCAGTTGACGGTGTTGCGGAAGTAAAGCTCTCGTTCGAGGTAAACGGAGCTATTATAGGCTTGTAATAGGGAGGTAACATAGAATGTTCGATCTAAAAACTCTGAAATCAAAGATCGACGAGGTGGATGTTGATCCGAAAGCAATCCTGGGTAACGAGGGTGACTTACTTGAGTGGACTTGTAATGGAAAAACTTACGTACTATACTGGCCAACACAAAAAACAAAAGCAAAGCTGTTAGGTGAGTATTTGGAGTCCCAGTATAAGTTACTCAAGGAGATCAAAAAAGAAGTGTCCGCTCAATTATATCGCGAGCTTGAGAACGGTATAAAGAACGGTCTTCGTGGTGGTGTGGTAATGCTAGCTGAATGGCTACAAACTGAGGACGGAATATGCTGTCTAATGTCTGCATTGCTAAAGGATAAAGATGGTGATAAGACGATCAGCAAGGAAGAGGTACTAAGCTTTCTAGTAAACGATGAAGAGGGAGAAGATGGTACTAAGTTTTCTGAGTTGGTTCTTCTCACTATCGCAAGATTACTCCATTGTTACGTGCCCGGACTAAAAAAAACAGTTTTGCTAGATATGTTCAGGTCGTACTACGAAAATACGACGAATCAGTAAAACGATATGAATCTGTAGCATCATCTGGAGGTCACAAACTAGGGGGGAGCAGTATCGCAGGAGAGCTTGCCGCCCTTAGATCAGCTAAACAGCATTTACCTAAAGAACAGTATGAGGTTCTTAGGAAACGTATAAAAGGCAAGATAAGCTTGTACAAAAAGGAGGAGAATGTAAAAGGCAAGTATAGCAACATTCTTCTCCTTCCTGTTTTCCAGGGCAAGATAACTATTGAGGAGCTTAGTAAGCTAACAGACTTTCAGATTTGGGCGGTATATATCCTACCTTACCTACAAGAGTCTATAGAACAAATGACGGATTTGATAGAGGAATATGAAAAGATGAAAAAGTATAAGTAATCCTTACAAGCCATGCCGAAAAATAGATCAAATAATAAAGGTATCCCAGACGAAAACAAGAATCCGCCTCCCAAAAAAGATAGCGGTAAGGGGGGAGGTTCTGAAAAAGAGGCAAAAAAGGCGGAAGGTGCTTCCAAAAAACTTGGCAAAGCGTTATCTACTCTAAAAGACAGGCTTTCCAAGGTTGCAGAGGCGGTCAAATCTAAGCTAACTAAAGCGTTATCGAAGCTATCGGAAACAATAAAAGCAAAAGCCGGTAACGCAATAGGCAACCTTACTAAGACGTTCCAGAAGGGAGCAACCGCAGCAAGTAAGGTTAGTGGAGCGTTTACTAAGTTTGGTTCGGCCATTCAGGCGATAGGTGGATTCCTCCCCGGAGCGGTTGGAAAGTTAGGCGGGTTCACTAGCACATTATCCTCATTCGTCAGCAAAGTATCCCCAGCACATGCCGTTAGACTAAACTTAGCTTTTAGTCGCGTGATGGCGACAATAGGGGCTAAGTTGATTCCATTTACGGTCAAATTCACCAACTTCCTCCAAAGACTTGCCGGTTGGATCGACAAGATACCTTCCAAAGCATTTTCCTTCTGGGCACTAATCGCAGTTATAGGCGTACTAGTAGGGATCATTATCCTAGCACTAACTCCATTCTTCCTACTCATCGCAGCAATAGGCGCAGTAATCGCAGCTATAGTGGCGGTGATAGGATTCTTCATGACTATGGCTATAGCAGTAATTACCATAGTAGGAATGATACTAGGCATAATAATAACTATCGGTGGATTTATATTAGGACTTATCAGCTTTATACTAAACAACATCCCGATGATGATAATTCGGTTCGCTGGGATGCTGTTCAACATTCTTAGATTCCTATGGGGTGGTGTGGTAAACATAGTGGGTGGTATAATAAAGTTTGTAATATCTGGTGTTGGTTTTCTGATCAATATATTCGGTAGTCTTATAACGACAATAATACAGGTTGGTGTACAAGCTGGCCAGCTAATAGCGCAAATGGTGTCTCTAGGAATAAAGTTCCTTATAAATACGTTCAAAGCCCTAGGTTTTATGGGATCAATCATAGCAGTAGGCGTAGCTATGGCTGTGGCAAGTATGGGAATAGGTCCACTAATTGGACTAATTGTAGAGCTGGCTACTACTTTTAGTGATAAACTATCTGGCATGTTCAATAAGGTCAAAGAGTTCTTCAAAGGAATATATGATTGGATAACCGGTATTTTCCAAAAAGTCAAAGACTTCTTTGTAGGTATAGCACAAAGATTCAAAGGCATATTCGACCCGATAATAAAGATAGCGGAGAAGGTATACAATTATGTAGTCAACGTAATAAAAAAGATTTGGGAGAAAATTACCGCAGCGTTTAGATGGCTGTTTGGATCCAAAAAGCAAGAGGACAGTGGAGGTCCAGGTCTACCTCCAGCAGCTCAGGATGCAATGAATCAGCTAGATAAAATGATGAACGAAATGAAAGATAGCTTAAAAGACCTGGACATGGGTAAGATGACCGATAAGCTTGGCGAGGGATTGGGTAACATTACAGATAAGTTCAAAGAGCTTGGTGATAAGATGGGCATTACTCAAATGCTAGACAAATTAGGGGGACCGTTACAACCTGGGGAAGGTCGAGGTAAGGCGGCGGTAGCACAGCAGGTTAGTACAGGAAGCGTTACTGATATGCTCAATAAAGCCATGCAGTCCGCGTTTAGCTTAGGTGGTGAATCATCCCCTGAAGAAGAAACAGCGAAGAATACAAGTCAACAGGTTCCTATGTTGGGGGAGATGAAGGATAAGATAGGTGATCTAGCTGGTAATATGAAAAATATAATGGGAAACCTAAATCTAGGAGATATGGTGGGCGGTCTAAAGGAAACAATGGGAGGAATGACTGAAAAACTAAAGAGTGCTCTTCCCAACCCAGAGGAGCTGAAGTCTAAGTTCCAATCAGCATTCCAAAAAGGAGCAGGCGGTGATCTGAAGGGGCTTGCCAAGGAAAACGAGAGGGTAAGTGACGTTCAGCAGCAGGTCGAAAAAAAGATGCCGAAAGAGGACGTTACTGCAAAGATGTACTCCCAAGTTATGCAAAGAGTTGCGATGATAGAAACACGGCTAACCGAATGCGTAACCTACCTATATCAGACAGCAGCGAATACTTACGGTACATACGAATCTATGAAGACTATATCCGAAGTTGCTAAGTCTAAAGTGAAAAACTTCTCAGGATACCAACAGAGTAAGTATTACCAAAATAAAGATAAAGATCAGGAAACGATATAACATGATGTCTCCGTTACAATTCTGGCTTTCCAATAGATGGGCAGAGTGTCTGTCGGAAACACAGGGGATCAGTATATCCTCAGCGGACAGTAGTGCGGATATAAAGATTAGGATCAAAAGAGACGACCTTCCTTTTGCTTTACCGGCAATTATGGGATACAGTAGGGTAGTAGGTGGAGGGCTAGAAAGGTATCCGCCAGTACAGCATCCGTTTGTAAAAAACCTATACGCATCATCGGTTGACATATATCCCGAAGGTCTGGCAAGCTACGTTCCTGGAGTCCCAAAACCTGTAAAAACTAGCGGCGGCTTACGAATCCCAGCCACATGGTACTCTCAAAACTCAGACAACTTTATACCCTTGTTTACCGCATTTGAGGAGTTTGTACTCTCTATAAGGTTTCAGGCTTATACCAACGTAAACTTTCTACCTAACTCAGCTATGGCTGGTCAGCCGGAGTATGTCCGATTCACGGATATTAGGATTGAACCGCAGCTAGAAACTTTGCAAGCTGATAACATGGCCTTCTTAGTATTCGTAGAAGGTCCACCAATAAACGAAGAGTTTCCTGTACCTATAGGAATGTTCCTGCCAAAGAAAAAGATAACTCTAAGATGGATGTGGGTACCTAACGATTACGTATCTACCAATAGGCTTTACTTCAACAACCCAAAAATAGAAGAATGTTTAGGCGCGGTAAACAATGAACCTTTTCTTGGGTTCGATAAATACACATTACTGTTTACCGGATACACAACCGAACCTACAATGATGCCGGTTTATCCTCCAATTGGTGCACCAATATCTCTCCAGAAGTGCTGGGATATTACATTTGAGTTCCTATACTCTAATCCGCCGCCTGGTGTAAGTAATCCTATTAGGAGAGGACATTTCCTATTTCCCTGGAGAGAGGACGGTAAGTTCTACACGGCACTAGTAGGCGAAAGCTATCGTGATTATCTACCTACAAAAAACTTTGAGATAATGTTTCAAAGCGTGATGTAAGTTATGAAAACTAAAAAAGAGAGCCAACTATCTAAAAACAATAATGGTGAAATAATCCTAAACGGGACTAGGGTAAGATATGTACCGCAGGTTGGTATTCTAGGAATCGTAGTATCTGGAAGGAAGATATTCGATTGCAGAGAAAAAGCTAGGTTTAGCAGTGAATATCCCAGGAACCACGAGATATGGTTCAGATATGAATACGAAGTCATAGTAATCAGGCGTAAATACCGTAAAAGCGAAAAGTTTGTAGTACGAAAGCCGGTAATAAAATTAGTAGCATACTATATAAACCCTGACGAAGTAATACCCAGTGGTGCCGTTGTTTGGGTGGAACCCTCACCTCAGTTAGACTGTTTTATGATAATAAACTGGGGTGAAGAGGTAGAGTTCTGTCCTCCAGCTAGTAGTGGGAGTAGTAGTAGTAGCGATCAAGGCGGTAAAGATTCCAAAGGCGGTGTAAGGATAGATGTACCTATTCGCATCTGCGTCGAAAACCTTGCTTCAAGCGGACAACCTGGAGGAGGTAGTGGAGGAGGAGGAAACATCAGAACAAAAACGGAATACTTACCGGTTTACCTACCAAGAGGTTCTATACTGGACTGGGACAATAGATACTGCGTAATCAACGAGCAAGACTGCTGTGAGTTTGACTATGGAAGAAATAGTAGTGGTTCTAATTGTGATACCTTAAATCTTGTAAATGCCTGTAATGCGAATCAATATGCAAGATTCAATATGGAAGATGGTAGTGGAAACACTATAGGATGTAAAGCAGAGTGGAGAATACTTGACTTTACCGTAACTAGTGGTGACCCAGGCATAAGACCTGACAAAACAAGGGGCTATATATATGCGGATCAAAATGGAATGTGCGTACCTTCGGACAAATGTAAATGGGCTGGATGTATAGATATCCTAGTCCCCGGATCCATACTGCCGGCATGTTTCCAACTAGCCTTCAACATAGAAGCGAAAAGTGGAGTCTACACACATACTTGTTACGATGGAATACTAATAGGAAGGATGGGTAATGTTTATAGATATCGACTTAGTGGTTCGTATCAGCTTTCTGGTGGTGCTGTATTATACTTTAGCATGGTATACGAAATAGCTCTGATATAACCATGAAAGAAATATCTTTTATAAAGAGGTCTGGCGTCGTTTACAAGATAAACAATGGTTTTATTGAAAGGGAATGGTCAAAAGACGATATAACCTTCTCAAGACATGTTACTGAAAATAATAGAGTAAACATAAACAAGGATAACCTAAACTTTTATATTACAGTAACCAACTCATCTATAATAATACCACCAAAAGAGAAAGGAAGATTCTACATATACATAGCAAGACAATGGATATGTCACGATCCAACACAAACTCTTGTATACTTTGTAACTGATGGGCTAACAAATAGAATAATCAAAAAAGGTAGACTATCTTTATGTTACTGGACCGATGGTAGATACTTCTGCGCAGAAGACCCTCAAGCTATCATGCTAGATGATAGTAGAATCGGTATAGTAACATCACAATGGGACTTTTATAAAAACAGGGTATATATAGGATGGAATGTAATAAACATAGAGGACTTGCTCTATAACAAAAAAGAGCTTATAGTAAACACACCATCTATAATCGAACATCCTAATCCCAAATCGTGGGAGAAAAACTGGAGCTTCGTACCGGATATAAGCTGTAAAAGCGAACTTCACTTCATCTACACACATTCTCCTACCGTAGTAATACGTTTTCCAGCTAAAGATTGGATACCTATCGTGAGGAAGGGACAGGTGGTAATTCGTGCTGAAAACAGAATACTTCGGCATATAGGTAATGACCACATACACGGCAGTACACCTACAATGATGTATAAAATAGACAAAAACGAAAACCGTGACTACTATCTATACACGCTAGCACACGACAGGAGATACTCAAACAAAGGTAAAAGATACTATGTAAACTGGCTAATAGTCTACAAAAACCTGCTAAGTAGTAATTCTGAGATATATATGTCAAGAGAGCCGTTTGTTTACAGCAACCCAGAGCATAACAACAGCGTAGTTTTCCCTAGAACATTCCACCTACTAAATAACGACGGAACGGAATCAACAATTTGTGGCGGAATACACGACACCTATATTTTCACTAGCATACTAAAACATAAAGATAATATAATAATACCGAATAACACTGTAGATAGTAACGATTCGTTCCTAAAATACGTAGATACAATAAGTGAGCTATGATCGAGGAAATTAGACTGATAACTTGTGGGGAGCTTGCTAATGATGCGATTTTTCTATCAGACTTCCTGACCAAAAATGACGTAGGTGGTATAATCGGCATACCTAGGTCAGGAATGATACCAGCAAGTATACTATCTACGGTTCTCCATCTACCTTTGGGATCGTATGATAAGGAAAACGGAACGGTAGTTTGGCTATCTAACGGCTGGAGATCAAGTAATCCTAGGTATCTAACATACAACCCTCAAAAACGACTAGCTATAGTAGATGATACTATATACAACGGCTTTGCTATTGAGAATGTGGTAAGAAGCCTATCCAACAAAGACGGATATAATCTAGATAAACTAGTGTTTTGCTCCGTTTATGCTAGAACGGAGGGATATAACCGGCTTGTTTCAATGGGAATAACAACAGGTTATGCTAAGGTGCTGGAGTCCCCTCATATTTTGGAATGGAACTTGATGAATAGTGACTGGGTAACTGGAAATCTCGACATGGAGTCTGGTAAGTATTGTGGTGGTGGGTTGGTTACTGACCTGGACGGAGTTTTGCTTCATGACATACTAACCTCTGGGGGAAAAGAGGAATATGTCCTAAGTCCGTACCTAGTACCTAGAAGAAAGCCAGTAAACATAGTTTCAGGGAGGCTAGAATCGGAGAGGAAGGTAACAGAGGAGCAGCTAAATCGGGCTGGTGTTTTATGGGATAACCTAATGCTAATGCCGGACTGGTGGGGAAGCAAGGATGACTACAAAGCTATATCGGCGTGGAAAGCAACCTGCATGTGGAGCGCATTCCCCTCACACGGCCTATTCGTTGAAAGCGATGGTAAACAAGCCAGGATTGTACACAACCTACTAAGGGAAAAGCTTGGGATGCAAAAGTATGTTCTGTCTATACAGGATAAAAAGCTTATTACTGATAAAGACTGTGAGAGTGAAGACATTCGGAAGGATACCGATGAAGCTTGGGAAACTATACTAAGACAACACAGGTCAATCAAAAGATTCACAGATAGAAAGGTATCCTTTATAGAACGAACCGGTATAGTGTTCAGGATAGGAGGTTAGTAAAATGTCGTATGAAAAACCGACAATCAATCCCTACCTAAACAAACCTGGATCGGCATTAGAGGCAATACTCAGACGGCTTGGTATACCAGCGTTAGTAGGATGTAAGTGCAAGGAGAGGAAGGAAACTATGGACAGTTGGGGAACCGAGGAGTGTAAGAAAAAGAGGGAATTGGTAATAAGTTGGCTCCGGGAGGAATCGGGGAAAATATCATCTCCCCAAAAGCTACTTCTAGGTATAAAGGGAATCACGCACACTAAGATTGGGAGGAAAATATCTCCTTTTCATCCTATTGAAACGATAGTAGATTTAGCTATCGAAATATCAGAGAAGGAGAAGGTTGACGATTTAGTAGCTGACATACTACAATAAATAGGTCGGGTTGGTAGAGGCTCTCGTAGCTCAATGGACAGAGCAGCCGCCTTCTAAGCGGTCGGTTGGGGGTTCGAGTCCCTCCGAGAGCAGATAAGGTGTAAGATTGATCGTAGAGTACGGCCTATGATTGTCTATTTACTTTACGGTCCCCACTATACCGGTAAAAGTAGTTTAGCTAAGAAACTGGCGGCTTATTATGGAGAGGATAAAGCTAAGGTATGTGATATAAGCTATCATAACCTGTTGGACGAACATACAACCTATAATGATCTAGGTATACTTATTAGCTTACTTAGTCCAACAAGTATAGGTAAAGTAGGAACGATATTATCAGAATTAGCTAATCAGTCAATCTACATATCGAGATATGCCAGTTACGTTGAAAGAGAGATAAAAGAGTCTAAAGGTTATAAGGTTGTTATATTCCCTAGAAGCTTCGATGGTATTACCTATCTGATAGCTAAGATACGGTACGCAAGGAATAGATATAACCTATTCCCTGAGAACGTAGTGGACGAAATAGGTATATTCACTAGCTTATTTAGGTATATGTCAAGGAAAATAGAGAAAGGAATAGCTGAATATGACGATATTAGGCTGATTGTGAAAACTAAACGTAATAAACCTATTACTCAGGATGACGAATACGAGATAGCTAAAAGATTATCAGGAGGAAACTTATTTACGAAATACTACGATTATAAGGAGCTAGATTCCATTATACTGAATACTTACGAAGAGTATAACCTAGCTAAGATAGGAGTAGATATAGGTTATAAGGTGATAGAAGTAAATGACATTTTATCCGAATCCCCTGACTGCATAGTCAGTAGGTTTGAGGATGGCCAAAAAGTGTAGGAAATTCCGACTTCACAAAAGCTTCACGAAAAGTTTACGAAAAGTTTATGTTGATTCCCCTACCGCTCCGACCTACAATAATTGCAAACGGGCGAAGGGTACTATCTGGGACAACTGACTATGATCATACTTTCCAGACCCAAAGTTACTCTTATAGCACACACTGTTCCTGTTGATGGGGCGATAGAGAGTGTGAAAAACATAGACAGTCTAAGTTTTGATGAAAGTGTAGGAGCAAAGATAGTGGAATCCGCTGGAAGGATTTGCTATGACAGCTTCCTTCCCCCGCATAGTCAAAGCGGAAGACAGTATCTCCAAAAACTAATCAAACTAGGCCACGGATCGGTTCTAGAGCATGTTGTGTACACCTTCCTTGTTGTCTGTAGTCGAGCTACTAGTCACGAAATAATTCGACATAGAGCCGGTTGTTCGTATTCAGAGCGTTCGCTTCGGTGGTGTGAGCCGATAGGTATAATGCTCCCTGAAGACGAGGAGGCTCATGATGATGTGAAGAACGTTTACAGGGATGCGGTCAATCGCTATATTAGGGTAGTCGAGAAGTTGTTGCATAAGGTGCACGAAGGAAAATTGTCTAAGGAAAAGCCAAGGAAGTGGGCAAACGGTATTGCGAGGTACTTACTACCGCTTTGTACGCTGACGGAGTTGGTGGTAACGATGAACGCAAGAGCTGTCCGTAACTTCCTGGAGCAAAGGGGGTCGAAGGAGGCGGACTGGGAAATACGTCAGGTTGCCTTGGAGATTTATGAGATCGTAAAACACGTGTCACCTTGGCTTGTGTTTGACTTTACCTACACAAGTAACGGTGAACGAGACGGCTTTCTAACCTGCGAACATCACAAAGTATAGTACCGAACAGGAGGTAAACATGGTAAACTACGTATGGTTCCCCCACGTCCGCTATTGTGGCTCGAAACTAGCTTTGAGTGAATGGATAAGATATGTTATAACCAACCGAATAGATACCAGAAAGCAGGAGGGTCTAGCCTACCTTGAGCCGTTTGCTGGAACCGGGATTATGCTGGCAACGGTTAGGAACGACTTCCAGGACATTGTAGCGAATGATATTGAACCGTATGCATATGTGTTTTCCAAGTATGCCGTAACCGGGATAAACGATATAGACTATCCGGCGATAGAAGCGTTCTTATCTAAGCTAAACAGTAAAGTAGACGAAGAAAGCGTTGCCTATAAGGGTAGATTGTGGGCTAATGAGAACCACGGTGCGTTCTTCGCGGAGAATAACCGGTCCAGAATTGATTGGTACACGGATCAAATATCGGCTTGTGAAAGCTTGTCTTACAATGATAAGATAGTCTTATTCGGATTATTATTGGTAGCTGCTGATAAAGCGGCTTGTAATACAGGTAAGTTTACTAAGCCTATCAAAAGGGAGCTGGAGTCGGCTAAGAAAAGGAAGCCGGTTTACCTACCTTATCCCAGCTATGAGTTTTTCAGGATGCGCAGGCCTGACTTAGAGAGCAAGGTATTTTGCGGGGATGCACTAGCGTTACTGAGGACCATACCTACAGAAAGCTTTGACGTAATCTATAGCGACCCACCGTATCAGAGTTTGTCCCTTTACAGACGGGTTTACTCGGTATATAATACTATTGTGTCGAACCTAGTACCTAGTGAGTATCAGCTAGATGATACGCCACCTACGCCAAGGAATAAGCTGGCATATATCGAGGAATATATAAAGGAAACACTACGAATCAAAAGGAAGGGCGGCGTGTCTGTGTTTAGTTACTCCGATGAGGGAAGTTACTTGAAGGAAATAGATTCCATGCTAAGAGACCTAGGTGCGCAAAGATTAGAAAAACAGCATAGTAGGTATACAGCCCACCCTGAATACAGTAAAATAAGGAGTAGGACTGCTGTATACGAGTATCTATACCTGTTATAGGTTCTTTATATAACCTTTGAGAATGACCAAAGCTATACGTAAGACTGGGCGGCTCTCCAATAACTTTTCGAGGATTACAAACAGAGGTGAATCGATGAAAGCTTTCAGTAAGGGAACAAAGTCTTTTAGGTCAAGGTCGCCTTTGCGTATCTCCTCGACTATTATCTCAACGGCCTTGAGAATATCATTTTGGTACATGTGAAAGCTCCGTTAGGTTAGGTTAGGTTAGGTATCCCTATTATTAGTAGGTGGAGGTAAAAGATGATCGTAAATGACAAAAGTTTGTGGGTGTCCGTTGTGAAGCCGTACGTGGAAGGCGACGGGAAAAAGCCCAGTAGGGGTATGAGTGTAGCGGGATATGACGTTACACTATCTAACCGTTTCCTCACCATGAAGCGGTCAAAAAAGCCGATTGTATATGGTGGCAAGGAGCCGCTTTGGAAGCCGGTGGAAGCTAATACTATAGTCCTTTACCCTAATGAGCTTATGCTGGCTGTTACTGAGGAGTTTTTCGATATGCCGAAAAACAAGGTAGGAATTGTGCTAGGCAAGTCTACATGGGCAAGGCTTGGTTTACTGGTGAACGCTACGCCGTTAGAGCCTGGGTGGAAAGGGCATATCACAATCGAGTTGAGCAACCTATCGCCGAATCCTATAAGGCTGATTGCTGGGCGAGGTATAGGTCAGGTGTTGCTGTTTGACCTAGCTTATCCGGCGGAATACGAGGGAATATACCAGGACCAACCGAAGGCTCCAATACCTTCCTGCGGCCAAATACTGCGGGAGCTAAAACACATCTACGAAGGCTGGGTACGACCGACCGAAAAATGAAAAAATGATGAAAACTGGTATCCGGGGTTGACTACCTAGGAAAAGGGGTGTAGGATAACGGTAACAATAAAGGATAACCTAGCTAGTACGGTGGTGAATAGGTGAGTTGCCTATTACGTACCGGCTGGTATCCTAACCAAGGGGGATTGATATGGCCGAAAAGAAAAATGGGAAGCCGAAGCTGGTCAAGAAGGCCGGTAAACCGCAAGGCAGTAAGAAGCCTAAGTACTCGGAGCAATCCAAGAAGTACCAAATCAAGCGTCGATGGACTGCTAAGTACAAGGGACGGCAGTATGTGCTGGTTTGGATAGGCGACACAAAGTACGGCCAGCGAGCGCGTCTATGCACTGCGAACGGAGTCCTAGACTTCTGGGTGGACGCAGACAAGATAGATGAGCTGTCTAACGGAAACAAGGTGCTCACAGTTTACCTTAGCAAGCCCGCGCCAAAAAATGAGGACTTTGTGGATTCCTACCTAAACAACGAACAAGAGGACGAGGAGGAGGAGGCAGATACCGAGGAACAGGATTCCTATCTGGACGAGGGGGAGGGTGACGAGGAAGAATCTGACGATAGTGGTGGTGACGACAACGAAGAGGGTGACGAAGAAGACGATGATGTGCCGTTTTGAGG